CGTAGAAAGCCTCGCGGCCAATTCGCTCGACGGGCTCAACGCCCCATTTGTCGAACGCTTGGACGGAAATGCCAAGGCTCGCAGCCATCTCGCTCTTGTTGAGCCAGCCGCGCTGTTTTTTCGGTTCGGATTTGGTCATGACGGAACAACAACCGCCTCCTAGGAAAAGCTCGTATGAAGCGAAAAGGCGGGGCCCGAATCACCCGAGGCCGCCCGGGGGTGCCGGAAGGACCCATGACGGGGGCTACTTGGCCGTCTTGATGGCGTAGTCCAGGGCGTCCGTGAACTCGCGCATGTAGTTCGCCTTGACGATGTTGTCGGCGATCTTGAAGAACGGCACGATCACCCGGTAACGGGGCTCAAGGTCAGCGAACAAGAAGACGGGGCGCACTGCATCACCGAAGGCTGTCTTACGCCGCTCCCATATCCCCTGCGTTCCGTCCACCTCACCAGCGAAGTACCGCTGGGCATTGCCCTTGCGCTTGCTGCGCTTGCTCCCGGTAGCGTTGGCCTGGAAGCCACTGCTGGTCTCTGCCGCTCCAAGGCCCGAGAGGATCTTGGTCATCACCCCGCGGGGCACGTTGCCGTACTGGTTGACTGCGGAGCTTGCTGGGATGGCGTACTGGCCGTTCTTCATCAGGCCTCTGGCAATGAGGGCCTTCTCGAATCGCTTGTGCTTTCGCTTGCCACCCCTCACCGGGGCCTGCATGTAGGTGTCGGCAGGGATGCCTGAGGTGAACGCGTCCTTGAAGAAGGTTCGCGCTTCGGGCTTCTGCTTGGTCGCCGTCTTGACGAACAGGCTGTTCATCGTCGTTTGCGTCGGCCTATCGAGGCGCTGACGCATTACGGCAAGCTCACCCTTCTTTATGCGCTGAGCTGTGCGAGTGGCAGCCAGGGCAAGCGCAAACGGCAGTTGTCGGCTCCCCAGCTCACTGAGGGCGCGTGACAACTGCTCCGTCTCTGGGTGTGCGTCGATACGGAACATAGCGATTCCTCACTGACTCACCTTTCGCTCCGCCCACTTGCCGGCCAGCGCCCTTACCTGATCCACGCCGAGCAGCCCGATCAACCCGGCAGCGAATAGCGTCCAGGCGAGATTGGCGCCCATCGCATTCACGCCCAGGCCGACGAGCATGATCAGCAGCGCGCCGAATGTGGCTTCGAGTAGCTTGGCCAGCGGACTCTTCTTGTCGCCGTACAGGTGGATACGGATGTACGACAGAACGAAGGTCAGCATCATGGCTAGTCCGTGTTCGCGCAGGGCTGCTGCGAGGGCCACCCAAAATTCAGGGCTCTTCTCTGGCATCTTGGGCATCTCGGTTATCCCGCATGGGGCAGTTGAATTGGTCAGGCCTCACATGCGCGTGCGATCCGCCTATGAGCAAGGAGGCAGGCATGGGGCCGGAATAGGGTTTCGGCTACGTCCGCTTGAACGTGTCCGGATATTCGGATGCAAGGCCTTCGCCGCACACCTTGGTCTTGATGACCTCGTGAAACTCGACTTCGCCGCGCTCGTTGGATCGGCGATAGACACGGCGCTCCATGATCAGCTGAGCGTGCTCGAGAGCAGAGGCCATTTCCTTCAGCTCGTACTGGAAGTAGCCGTATTTCGTGTAGACCTTGACGAGGTACATACAGCCTCCAGAACGAAGAAGCCCCGCACTAGGCGAGGCCGAAAGGTGTAGTGCCCGATTCCCCTAGCGTCCTAGGGGCGATACTCGTTATCGAGTCGCGCAGTGTGCTGCCTGTGGCGCGTAGCCGATGGCAAGCAGGCCGGGGATTAGATTGGCGCAGGATGGCGAGGCCTTTATCAGCCAGGTTCCGCCCGAAACGAAAAAGCCCCGACCGAAGTCAGGGCTCTTGAAATGGTGCCGCCAAAAGGAATCGAACCCTTGGCATCCTGCTTACAAGGCAGGCGCTCTGCCTACTGAGCTATAGCGGCTTGAATTGGCTGGCAAGGCTGGATTCGAACCAACGACCACCCGGTTAACAGCCGGGAGCACTACCGCTGTGCTACTTGCCAAGCATTCTTGACCATCTCAACGCGTGAAATGACCAAGATAGGGAAAGACTACTGCCAGCCTGCCAAACTGTCAAGCAGCCTGACATGAAATTAATCCTTCCATGTCCAGTATTGTTTGCGCTTCGACCAGAGCCTCGTCTACCAGGCGCTTCAGCTCCTTGCGGATTCCTGCCTTCCAGCGGTGCTGGGTTCGCTCTGGCACTGGGTCATCACTCCACTGATCCATGTTGTACCAGCCAGCCGGCAGAACGTTGGTCGAGCGCTTGCCATCCACGCCCGGGAGCTTCGGATAGGCCCAAGTCACGATGCAGCAGTTCAGGAACCGGGCCGGCGCCGGGGATTGGATAGTTCCGACCAGTTCCCCGATGGCAACGCGCTTGCGGTCGGCGTGGGTGGAATACTGTGCTGTCAGTGCGCGCCAGTGTTCCTTGCTCAGCCGCTTATGCAGCACGGCGTGAACCATGCAGTCGTAGAGGAATGCCGCTTCCTTGCCGCTGATCTCGCCAGGGATGCGGGCTGCCTGCACTTTCGGAGCAAAATCACAGCCCCCTGCCGAGTTGATCACTTCCGACGCCAGAGCCCGGACTACTGCGGAAACCACGTTGCGATAGGTCATGCTGCTTCTCCCCTCAACATCTCTGGACTGACGGTGTGGCGCGAGACCTCGCCGTGTTCTGCGTGCATGACGATGCACTTCATGTTCTGGCGCGCCCGATATCCGCCGAATGCGGCGTAGGCATCCTTTGCGGTCAGGGTGTTGAACGACTCGACGGTGACGCCTGCGTACTCCTTAACGCTCTGGTGGTGCACGTGACCCAGATACCAGTAGCGGTGCTCGGTGCGGCCCCATGCCTGCGCCTGATCTGCAGCCATCACGCCTGGCAGTCGCTCGCCCTTGCAGGTGTGGCCGTGGTGGCAGCCGATGAGCACCTTGCCGAACTCGATGTAGTGAAAGGCAGACGGAGCGCGATCAACCTGCACGCGCGGCTCGTTCTCATAGGTGTGGCGAAGCGCAACGCTCATCCACGGGGCTCCGGTGTCGTCGTGGTTGCCGACCACGTTGATGACGCGCACAGTCTTGTGCTTCTTCAGGGCGGAGGTGATGCACTGGCGCATGACCATCATCCCTACGTCGATCATCTTGGCGTAGCGGCCGTCCAGATCCATGACGTGTCCGGAGCGCTCTGTCATGCCAGCCATGTTGTCTGCGTGGAACCAATCCCCGAGGTTGATGATGACGGCTTGCTCAGCGGCTGGAGCCAGCTCTACCAGAGCAGCCATTGCACCGCACTGGACTTGTACCGCCCGGGTCATGTCCCAGCTCTCGCCCTGCGTCTCTTCTCCCCATGCGCGCATCCCAATGTGCGCGTCGCCGATCGGGTATACAGCCATCAGCTGGGGCAATGTGCGCTCTGGCGATATGACCGAGCTAACCTGCGGCAGCTCAGCGGCCATTGCCTCAGCGGCCTGCATGAACAGCTCGCGTTGGCGCTCATGGTCGATGCTGGTCTTCACCCACTGCAGCTTCGCCTTCCCGTCCTCGTCATACAGCGTCGAGGTTCCCTTGAGGTGAAAGCCATCCGGCACCGTCTTGGTCATGTCGTGCTCAGGACTCCAGCCCTTGCGGGCCAGCTTTGCCCGGCGAACCTCGATCGTGCGTGTCCAGACACCGAAATGCTTGGCAGCTTGCGAGTTCGTCATGGTCTTGAGCGCTTCGATAAGCTGCTCGTCGGTGAATACGCGTGCGGCCATCAGGCAGCCTCCCCGTCAATCTCTGTAATGGTCACCTCTACGCACCCCAGGGCCTTGATAGGGCCTCTTTTGATGGTCAGATGGTCGATTTGGCTGTCGTCTTCCCAGGCTCCGCCGTGGGTCAGTGCGTCAAGCAATCCTTTGCAGAGGTTGTCCAGATCCCGACGGCGGCGATCTGGTGGGCAGGCGGTGATAACCACCTGCAGGCGCCCTTCCATCTTTGTCACGCCGGCCGCCTGGCAGAGCGCGGTCACGTCCTTGCAGTAGGTGCGGCCCTTGGCGCTGATCAGCGTCTTGGCGCCTACGCGTCGGTAATAGGTGTTGTTGCTCGGGGGCCACGGAAGGGCGATGGCAGTCATTTACCGGCCCTCGCCTTCAGCGCCG